ACTGGCTCTACCGGTGGAAGTTCAACTCCGGTATCGGCTTGCGGCATGTTGGAATTAATCAACGCATCCGCCTTAGGCTCTGGACGAGGCTTCATACCAATGCCTTGACGAATTTCATTGGAGGATGTAATCTCGTTGCGCGCGAATTTATCGGCGATATCCGCAATACCACCTTCGCCACCGATGGGGACAAACTTAAACGGATCCCGGAAGTAGAAGATCGACTGACCCTGCGTACGGGCAGTCTTGGTAAGAAAGGTGCGACGCATGGCTTCGACGATGGCATCGAGAATTGGCTCGATGGTTCGAGAAAAGTAATTCAGCATGACTTTCTCGTCAGCCGTGCCGTTCATGATCTCGGGAGTCAGACCCAGCTGAGCGTAGAGCTGATCGGTCAAATAAGTGATCTGCACCATAAGGTTGTTCTCGGCGGGGCGATTCAACTGAGTGATCTTCTCGGTTCCGTCCGTATAGGCGATGCCATACTGGCTGCCCTTGAGTTGGAACTCGATATCCTTACGACGTTGCTCGGCCTGCTGTCGCCGGGCTTCGGACTTGATCACGTAGGGGAGCTGAATGATCATGTCCAACTTGCCCGATGCCACCTGTTCATCGGAAGAGTCCAGAAGATTGAGTTTGCGAATCAGCCGCTGAAGCGTCGAATTTGGTTCGTTCATTACCTGGTAAAGCGGGTTCTCGACCAGGGCCACCACTTTCTTGGGGAGCGTGATGTCCTGTCGCATGCCACGTTCTTCGTTGTAAACCGAGACTCTCACATGTCGGGGATACCACTGCACAACCCGACCGACGCGCATAGTCTGGATGTCGTAGCCCCCTGAGACCTCCGGAGACAGACTGGTGTCCACTGGAACCACGGCGGCGATACCGTCGTCCAATAGAGTCATAGCGATGTCCTGCCGGAAGGCTCGAGCCGCCTGGTCCAGATTGGCTTCCACCGTCAAGCAGTTGTCCAGGCCACTGACGATGTCTTCCAAATATCGATCCTGCTCATCCAGGCGTACGTGGCGCATGTCGACGGCGGCCACGTCGATGCCAATCCGGGTGTAGATCGAGGAGATGATGGACCGTTCGTTGGAGAATATGAGTCTCTGACGATCTGGTCGCATGGTAGTGAGCGTTCCAGCATTCAATGAGAAGGGTCGGTTCTTCGCATCGTCGCTATCGGTGAACGCATTCCAAGCGTGTCTCAGCCTGTCTCGTAGTGCCATACATCACCTCCTTTCTATCCGATTCGTGGCCAGATCTGCCCTCGGTTGGACTCTATGTAAGAACTTTCGACATCGATGGCACCTCGAATAACGTAAGGTGCCTTAATTCCACCCATAACTATCGGCGGATATTCAATGTCGTAATACCGAGCCAAGAATCCTACCGCTGAGGGTGCGAAGGGAAATCGATTCCCAATAAGCGTCGTCCACCCAGGAGCGATTTCTTCACCCGGATATGCGACAGTCAGGTTCCGCATGGAAATTTGCGGAAGCCCGGTACTCGGAGCATCGTCGGGAACGACTTCGATAAGGGTGGCTATTTGGGCCATCAGGACGAAGCCACCCCAGTATCCCAAATCCTGGCAAAGGACGGATTCCATTGCACCCAGAGCCGGTCCTCAAGCACAAAGGCATCGCCGAAAGAAATCGCCGGGGGCACCTGACCATCCGTTCCACGCATATGCCGGAGCTTACCGATCGTACTACCTTGATACTGTCGATCGCCCTGACTGTTCTCGTAGATGGCGAATCCAAGTTCGCCCGCGGGCCGTTGATTGTTCTGCAATTTGTCATTCCAGCGCCAATCACCTGGCCAACCCAACCATCGAGCAGGTTGACCGGAAAGCGCCGCCGCATACCAACTGGCCCCCGCAACGGCTGGGTTTCTGGTCAAACACACAAAGTCCGTACCGTGTGTAGTTGAATATCCACTCACCATGATAGGCATCGGAATTGGGGTTTGGGCTAGAACTTCGTAGAGACCAGCTTGGAAGTATGCGTTCGATGCCCCATTAAATGAGATAACAACCAAATCATCGTAGACACACATCCACCATTTGGTGGAGGTACCCGAGGGGGTCCAAATTGAGTAGGCGGGGTGTGGACTGCTGCCGGGAACCGTAGTGCTAAGCGTGAACTCCGGGGTATAGCGCCCCAAAGAATCGTAGACAAGACCGCCGAACCAGTTCTGAAATGGAGTGTAGTACTTGATATTTTTGGATCCACTATTGTACTCCTCGGCCACATGAGCAAACAATGTTCCGTCACTCAGGCGTCGACCGATAATGAAGTAATAATCAGAAGCCAGTCCCGATGATGCCGCCAAGTTCTTGAAGATATACCACTTCAGAACCCCTCCGCTAGGGGCGTATTCTTCGACGAGATCCCATCCGGCATGGGCCACCAGATCATCGCGAATCTGCTCCACCATGGCCAGACCCACAGAACCCGCATCCGGCTGATTGATGGTGCCTGTAGTAAATTGAACTGGCATATTACTCCGTCCTGACGTAGGTGTAGGTCGTCACGACGGTTCCCGTGACAGAATCAAGATTGGTAACGGACACGTAGAACGTCGGGTCAAGCTTATCCCGAGCGGCAATATCGACCGTGGGATTCATGTCCCAATCGAGCGCCCCCGCGAACGTGACAACTTCAAGAATCCGTCCTGAATCCGGCTTGGGCTTGATCCCTACCCCACGAGAAAGATCGGCATCGCGTTTGGCAGCCGTGGGATATAGACGCACTCGAGCCGGACGGTTAGTTTGGAGTCGAATACATCGCCAACCGGGAAACACGACGATCCCGCTGACCTCGGTCTGCCCGGTCAAAAGCGAGAACGTGGTGTGAACAAGCGTAGAACGAATCCCCTGAAGACCAATCATCAGAGGTTCGCCCTGATCGTTGAAGAGCTGAACCTTTTCCGGCAGCTCGTTCGGGTTCAGCGGATCTCCTGAGACCAGGAGCATCTGCCGGGTCTTCTGCGAGGTAACCCTCGGCATGAAACCTCCTAGTCAAATATGAGTTCCAAGATTTACTCGAATGCTTCCTTATTGGCTTTGAACGCGATATAGGCGTCCATCATGGCCGCCACATTGTCGATCTTCTCTTCTTGGCGTTTCTTCAGCAGCTTACGATTACCGTTGGTGTCTTCCAGTGTGATGGCATTACCCATCGACCAGGACATCAACGATTGATCGAAGATCAGACAGCGATCCTCGGATAGTTTCTTGAGCTCACCCAGTGGTACCGATTCACTCTTCGCTCCCTGGATAACTTTCTCAATGCCAAAGTCACCATTCTCCGCTTGCCAGCGAGCTAAGAATTCCTTGGCATTATAAGGATCATAGCCCAACGCTCGAACGTCATACTCAGATGACACAACAAACGCATCCAGATCATCGTACACCTCCATCATGTCCAGCACCGTACCGGGCATGACATGGAGACTACCTTCCTGGATGAACTCCTCGTACTTCTGCCGCATCGCCGACTGCAACAACATGAGCGTGCGCTCAGTGATGTAGGAACGAGTCTTCACTCCGAACAGACCACGTCCCAGCGGGAAGAAGAATGTGAATGCACAGAAGTCATCACCTTGCGAGAGATCCGCACCCATAGCACAGGGCATCTGCCAGAATTCGCGAATTCGATGTGGCAGGGTCTCCTCGTAAGTGAAGAAGTAGGTGTAGCCCTCCATCGGGATGCCGAAGCGCTTGGCCAGAATATCGTTGCGCGCGGCAGGCGCTTTCTCGGCTCGCTCGACATCCAGTTGGTAAGTCTCGTAGGTAACCGTCTGTCCCAGATTCGGCTGAGCCTTCAACCACGTCGCCGGATCAGCCACTTCCTCGAGATCGTCCAGTTTGTAATGCCAGATCGAGATGTGCGGAGCGTGATATTCCCCTTTAAGGATGTCCGCTAGTTCCATTTTGATAGTGTCGCCCGAACCGTTACGAACCGTGCCTTCTGAAGAAATAGCGACGATCAAATAGTCGTCCAGCTTGGACGCACCTTGCTCCACCGCACCGATGACATCCTCACGTAGATCACCGGACAACCATTCGTCAATGGTGGCGATCTTGGTGCGCAAACCCTGAAGCTTGTTGATGGTCATTGGCCGGATCTCCAGCAAGGATCCGGTCAGGAAGTTCTCGATACCCTTCTTGGTCGCGGCCAATTTCTGCCGCAGCATGCGATTGCCCGTGGTGTTCTGCAGTGAGCCCTCAGTCAGAAATCTGAACAACGGACCACGCGATCGAGTGATGGCCGTGCGAATCGGCGACATCACTTCTTCGGCCTGTTTCATGGTCGGCGCCGCTGTGATCTGATGTGTAGTGGCGGTATCCACCGTCATGAAGTAAGCCTGGACCAAAGCGGCAAACATTGACTTGGCGCCACCTCGAGCTACGATGAGATAGAACTTCTTGATCAAACGGACCTTGATAGTTCGCTTCTCGTAGTGTCCACCGTGATTACCATCCGAAGGAACGTACACCGATCGTTCCACGAAGTAATACCAACCGAAGATCTGTTCCGACCAGA